TCAGGACTTCTCTTATGCTGTTAAATCTGCTGTTTCTATCAGCGATTGGAAAGAGATCCTTATTAAGAACGTTCACCCCGCATCATTTAAAGTATTTGGTGAATTAAACCTTAATGAATATGGTGAAATTCCTAACAAAGAGACATTTTTCCAACTTACTAAGTCTGTTGAACTTGCACAGGAAGCGATTGTTCCTAATATTCAAAACTTTGCTCTTGTTGAACCAATTTACTCTGAGTTTAATAATACAGAAGTACTATTCAGACAGAAGAGATTAACATCTTCTGAGAATATTCTAACTTCTGTTGTACAACGTTTGGATGATATTTCTTCATTATTTGATGGTGAAAGAATTGCATTCCCTCTAACTGTTGATAGTAACAACGTTGTTGCTAATGCTAATCAGTTAATGATTGTTCTTAACGGTGTTGTTCAGAACCCAGAAACTGCATTCCAGATTCAGCAAGACTCTATTGTATTCTCTGAACCTCCACAACCACCTGCAAGTGTTAAGTATGCAAATATTACTGTTAACCAGATTCAGACAGTTAAATTAACATTCACTAATATTAGTGGAATATTCCCTTCTGTTGGTAATCAATTAGTTGGTTCTAGTTCTGCTGCTAAATTAACAGTAACTTCAGTTGTTGGTAATGATATATTTGGATTTATTACTGATGGCACATACATTATTGGAGAATTGGTAAATGTTAGTGCAACTGGTTTCTCTGCTACTTTAGAATCTCAATCTAATGTTACAAATATTGGATTATTCGTATTTAATGAGAATATCACTAACTTAACTGGTGATACAGCAAAGGTAGAACAGATTAACTTAGAAAGAGGTCAAGAAACTCCACTTGCTAAACTTCGTTATTCAGTTGGTACATCTACTACTGATGTTGAACTTGTTCCTGTAACTGGTGCTGAAGCAGCACTTCCTGCTAATACATTTGCAGTAACTAAGAAATATCAGTTTGGATCAGAAATATTCCTAGTTAATAGTATTACTGATAATGCTAGTTCCACAACTCTTGGTGTAACTAGAGCACAGGATGGTACTTCTGCAGTTGCTCAATTACAAGATACTCCTGTTTATGGTACTGATATATTAGTTACTGATAAACTAACATTAAGTAAAACTGCTGGTACTTATCAATCTACTCCTGGTTTATTTGATATTCAATTAAATGATTACATTATTGGTGCTGCATCTGGAGTTGTTGCTCAGGTAACTGCAACTTCAGCATATCAAGATCCTACAACTAATGAATTTATCGGACAGGTTAATATATCTGAAGGATCATCATTCTTTGGTTTATTATTCAACAGAATTACATCAACATCTTATCCAAACGTAGTTTTAGATGATATTTCTAAATCTCAGATTAGTATTGTTGATTATACTGATAATACTACTTCCTTCGACTTAAGTTTCCCTGCTAATGAGCAGATTAATAACTTTATTCTTCCATACGACAATAAAGTTGGAACTTTCTCTGAAGGTGAGAATATTAGAAATTATAAGATTGACTATGGTAATAATAGTGGAGATTTTACTGCTACTGAAAATGCTAGAGTTAGAAAATTATCATTTACTGATAAGCAAGGTACTGGATTCTTTAATACTGGACAAGTAATTAGAACAAGAGATACTAAGGCTGAAGTTATTGGATTCAATCAAGCACGTAGTATTGTTTATCTTGGAAAAATTGGTAGGACATTAGCAACTGGTAAAGATTATTTTGATTTCAAATTTAACGGAAATGCACAATTAGATACTGCTCAGAAGAAGTATGGTACTACATCACTTTTACTTGATGGTGCTAATGATTATGTTAGAAATACTTTAAATCAAGCAGAACTTGCTTTTGGTACTGGTGCTCTTACTGTTGAATTTTATGTTCGACCAACTGCTGCAGCATTAAGTGGAACTGCAACTCTTATTGATACTAGAGCATCAGGTGCAACTGAAGTTGCTCTTAGATTATATCTACAGGCAGGTCAAATTCGTTGGAATGTTAATGGATCTGATCTTGTAAACTCTGGTGCTACAACACTTTCTGCTGATACTTGGTATAACATCACTTATGTTAGATCTAGTACTACAGGTAAGATTTACTTAGATGGTGTTGAAGTAGGAACTGGTACTGATAGTTCTACATATGTTGCTAAACCAATTACTATTGGTGCTGACTATGCTAATATTAATGGATTTACTGGTCATATTGACGAATTAAGAATATCTAACACTAACAGATATAACGCAGCATTCACTCCTGTTGTTGGTATTTTCCAAGGAGATGCTAATACAAAAGTACTAGTTCACTTTGATGGTATTGATAAACAGACCTTTACTGAAGATTGGTCTGGTGCTGAAGGATTTACAAATGGAGAATTCTTCAATAATGATGCTATTGCTTCATCTTCTCGTTTTGCTGGAGTTCATACTTATACTGGTGGAACATCAACAAATGCTATTACAATAACTGCTGGTAGTGTTCAAAAAGATGTAACTGCTGCCACATACAATCATGTATCTGGTGATTTAGAATTAACGATTGGATCTCATAGTTATACAACTAGTGATACATTAACTATTGGTGCTGATAAATTATCATTTACTTGTGCTTTAGATGCTAATGCTACTACTCATACATATCCAAGATCAACTGATCCAGCATTCCTTACTGCATTAGCAATTTCATCTGTAACATCAACAACGGTTACAGTTAATGTTGGTGCTGCAGGAGCTCCTCGTGGATTCGTAGGTAACTCACAGAGATATTATAATGCTGCTGATTTGATTGTAGCAAATAAAGAATTTATTGCTAAAGAGACAGTATATCTTGTTAATCAGAAATTCCCTAATTTCACTACTATTAACGGTGATGCTAACTGTGAAGATGATGTTAAAGACATTTTAGATGCTCTTGTAGGTGACCTTCGTAATGGTGGTAATAATAAGATTTGGGATGCATCAGCACTTTATGTTGATAGAACAGATACTAATAATATTAAACTTAATCATGTAGAGACTGAAATTAATGAGACTATCTGGGCATATGGTAAAGCAAATGAAATTGTTGAATATATTGCTACTAATAGTATTTGGGATATCCAAGGTGATCATGGATTGCTTCAGAAGACAGATACTACAATTACTGATTCTTCTAACCCAACATACACTCAAGTAACTCCAACAGGAGCAGAATATACTGCTTCTACTGGTGAATTAAAGATGACTGTTTCTGGTCATGGTTTAGTTGGTCCATCAGCATTAACAGCAACAGGAGCAACTTATAATGCTTCTACAGGTGTTTTGGTTGTTACATCTAATGGTCATGGTCTTGTAAATGGCGATAAAGTTCAACTTGAAGATAATTCATTAACATTCACTTGTTCGATGGATGATAATCGTACAGAACATACATATCCAAGAATTTCTGATCAAGCAAGTACTGGTTGGATGGAAGTTTCTAATAAGACTACTAACACATTTGAAATTAATGTTGGTAAGTCTCCTCTAATCGTTTATAACCCAACTGGTGCAACTTATGATGGTACAACTGGATACCTTAAGATGCAAATTGGTGATCATATATTGACACCTAAGACTAACATTAGAATGGCTAAAGAATCCTTATCATTTAAGTGTTCTATGGACGGTCTTCAGGCTACTAAGAAATATCCTAGAACTGTTGATTCGATTTACGATAAGTCTATACCAATCTTATTTGATGGTGAGTTACATACCGCATCTGGAGCATCTTATGTTCCAACAACAGGTAAGATGACTATTACTTGTGGTAGAGGTTTAACTCCTACAGATGTATCATACGTAGCGTCTGCTGGTGTGATGAAAGTTACTGTCCCTAATCATGGATTAGTAAATGGAGATAACGTAAGAATTTCTGATAATGCATTAACATTCACTTGTGGAATGGATGATCATTATAGTGAGCATAGTTATCCAAGATCTACTGATCCTAAGAGTGGATTATCTATAGCAGTTTCTGGTGTAACTGCAAACACATTTGATATTAGTGTTGGAACTTCACCTATCGTTGCTCTTACACCTAATAGTGGATCCTATGATCCAACAACAGGTATGATGACCTTAGGATTCCCAACTAATCATAATCTTAGTGCTGGAACAAGTATAAGACTTAAGAAAGAATCCTTGAAGTTTAGTTGTGCATTTGGTGGTGCTTCTGGCGATGCTGCTATTAAGTCATATCCAAGAACAACTGACCCATTTTATAGCAATTCACTTCTTATTGAATCAGTAACAAATACAACTATTACTGTACAAGTTTTAACTACAGTTCCTTCTACTAATACAGACGCACATACTTTCGTTTCTGCAGACACAGGAGCAGTAACTACTGGTGGTGATTATGTACATAAATTTGTTCGTGCTGTTACTAACGGTATTACTACACCTAAGCATGGATTTGCTAATAAAGATAGAATTAAGATTACTGATGGATCTTTAGTATTTGATTGTGGTCTTGATGGTAATTCTACTGAGCATTCTTATCCAAGATCAACTGATCCTTATAGTGGAAGATGGTTATCTATCTCTAATGTAACAGATCTAACTTTTGATGTAAATGTTGGTATTTCACCAGACACATCAGTTCATACTTTCAAATCTGCTGCTCCAAATGGTATTGTTAAACGTGATGGTAGCATAACACTTGATATTGGTAAGTCACCCCAAATTGGATACGATCTTACTACTGCAACTTATGATGCTGCAACTGGTGATATGGTACTTACTGTTGCTGGAAGTCACAATTTAACAACTGCTGGTGCTCTTCAGATTGCAGACAACGGTCTATCATTTACATGTACTATGGATGGTAATGCAACCACACATAGTTATCCAAGATTAACTGATCCTGCACGTAAGAATGCACTTAAGATTAAGGCTGTTGGTACTTCAAATCTAACTGCAGCTGCTGGTACAACATATAATCCTACAACAGGTGTTCTTTCAATTACATCTAATGGTCATGGATTAACTGCAGCAACAACTAAGTCTGTAACTGATGCACAATATAATCCTGGAAATGGAAATCTAATATTAACAAGTGCTGCTCATGGATTTGTTAATGGTGATAGAGTAAAAATTGCTGACAATTCACTTACATTTACATGTGGTAAGGACAATCATGGTTCTACCCATACATATCCAAGATCAACTGATCCTTCAAGTAATGCTTGGTTATTTGTTCAAAATGTTAGCACTAATAAGTTTACAGTTAATATTGGTAAGTCTCAAGACTTATCTGCTCATAGATTCATCTCTGCTACATCATCAAACATAAAGAAAGCAGAAGATGCAGTTAAATTTGATAACGAATCTTTAAGATTTACATGTGTTAAGGATAGCAACGGTAGCAACCATGATTATCCAAGAGCAACAGATCCTGTTGCTAATCAATGGATTCCTATTGATAGCAAAACTACAAATACATTCGATGTATTCGTTGGTAAGGCAAATGATGATAGTGCTGGTACTCATACATTCGTTTCAGCAGTTTCTAATGGAATTAAAAAGCAAACTGGTACAGTTACAGTTAACGTTGGTATAACACCTACTACAACATATAATCCTTCTGCTGTCACATATACACCAACTACAGGTGATATGGCGATGACAATCGGTACTCATTATCTTCGTGGTGGATCAACACATACAGCATCTAATGCAACTTATGATGCTGGAGATGGTCTACTAGAAATTACTGTTGCAAATCATGGATTCTCAGTTGGTGATAGAGTTAAGTTTGCTGCTGACTCTCTTACATTCACATGTACGATGGATGGAAATACTTCTCAGAAGACTTATCCAAGAACTACAGATCCATCTTACAACAAGTATTTGGCAATTACGAAAGTAACTGACAATACATTTACAGTTAATGTTGGAACTTCACCTATCGTTAATTACAACGTTAGTGCTGCTACATACGATCCAACATCAGGTGATCTACAAATGACGATTGGATCACACTCATTTGATATTGGTGATAGCATCAAACTTGCTGATAATTCATTAACCTTCACTTGTGATTATAATAGTGATGGTAACACAACCAATAAGACCTACCCAAGGTCTACAGGTGCCTCTACAACAGGTAATAATGGTGCTGACTATGCATATAATACTGCATTACCTATTACAGCAAAAACTGCTACTCAGATTACAGTTAATGTGAACGGTGGACAGGGTGCTATTACAGATACTACTGCACATAACTTTGTTTCTGCAACTGCTGGTGCAGTAATTACTGGTGGTGATTATGTACATACATTTGTACAGGCTTCAACTGATGGAATTACTAGAGCAGGTGATTCTATAAGACTTTCTAAAGAATCTCTAACATTCACTTGTGATTATAACGGTGATGGTAACTCTACTAATAAGTTCTATCCTCGTTCAACTGGATCTAACTATCCAGGTGGTGCTGACCCAACTTACAATACTTCTACTCCAGTTCAAAATGTAGGTACTTCAAATCATACAGTAACTGCAGCAACATATGCTCCTACTACTGGAGTTATGACTCTTACTGTACCTGCTCATGGATTTACTTCTTCCACAAATCATACAGTAACTGGAGCAACCTTTAATACCACAACTAGCATATTGAAATTAACTATTGCTGGTCATGGATTTAATGAAGGTGATAGGATTAAACTTAATGACGGATCATTAACATTTACTTGTAGTTTGGATAGTAACGCATCTAATCATGCTTATCCAAGATCAACTGATCCTATTAGTGGAAAATGGTTACCTATCACTAACGTAAACACAAATACTTTTGAGGTTAATGTTGGTAATTACTTCTTCGGTCAGTCAGCAATTTCCAATTCTTCTACACACGCATTTGTTTCAGCAACTACTAATGGTCTTATTAAGGCGAATGATGCTGTTAAACTAGATGCTGAGTCAATAACATTTACATGTGCTAAAGATGCTAATGCTTCTGATCATCAATATCCAAGACGTAGTGATCCTTCTTTCCAAGAATGGCTTCCAATCTCCAATATAACTCAGAATACATTTGATGTTAATGTTGGACGTTCTAGTGATACTAGTGCTCATACATTCAAATCTGCATATGCAAATGGTCTTAAGAGACAAACTGGTGTAATTACAGTTAATGTTGGTATTTCTTCAGATACAACCACACATAACTGGGTTGCTCCAACTAAATTAACACCTACTAATGCTGCATACAACCCAACAACGGGTGTTATGACTATTACAGTTAATGGTCACGGTATGGAAAATGGTGAACAGATTAAGATTGATGATAGTGCTATTAAGTTAAGTTGTGCATTCGGTGGAGCATCAGGTTCTGCTGCACAGAAAGATTATCCAAGATCTACAGACCATGCTAGTGGAAGATGGTTAACAATTTCTAACGTTGCTACAAATACATTTGATGTTCAAGTTCTAGCATCTGCTCCTTCCACCAATACAGATACTCATTCGTTTGTATCTGCTGTTGCTAATTCTATTACTAGAGGTATAATAAGAACTGGTGGTATTTACACACATACGTTTGTAAGTGCTAAGAAAAATGCTTTAGTTACAGGTGGTAGTTATCAGCATGAATTTATTGCTGGTACTAATTCATATACACCTTCTACTGCTGGATATGTTCCTGCAACAGGTGTTCTTACATTAACTATTAAGAATCATGGGTTTGAAAATGGAGATGCAATTAAACTTACTCCTAATTCATTAACATTCTACTGTGCAACTGGAGGTTCTGGTCAACCTAAGACTTATCCTCGTGCATTAGGTACTGGTGCAAATGCTGGATCTGCTGACCCTGCATATGATAATTATCTAATTATCTCTAACGTTACCACAGATACATTTACAGTTAACGTTGGAACTTCATCAGATACAACAACTCATACATTTGTTTCTGCTACATCCAATTGTGTTACTAGAGCAATAATACATACAGGTGGTGATTATGCACATACCTTCGTTTCTGCTGTTGCAAACGGTATTAAGAAACAAGGATCTGCAATTTCTATTGCTGCTGATGCTTTAAGATTTACATGTGATATTGACGATAATGCTACTAATCATGATTATCCTCGTGCTACAGACCCTGCTGCTAATTCAGCGTTAGCAATTACTAAGTACGATACAAATACATTTACAGTTAACGTTGGTAAATTCATTCCTGGTACTGGAAATACGTTTGATACGTATAAGGAATTAACTCCAACATCTGCAACTTATGATCCTGCAAATGGAAACTTAGTTATTAAGATTCCTAGTCATGGTTTAACAGTAGGTGATAAGATCACGATTGATGATGAATCTTTAGCATTCACATGTACGATGGATAGTGGACAATCTACTAAGTATTATCCTCGTGACAATCATGATACACGTGCTTCTGGTAGAGAACTTGCTATTACTGCAGTAGATACTGGTGAATCAACAGCAGCAGAAGATCAGACAATTACAGTTAACGTTGGTGCTGCAGGTACAAATGTACAGTTTACTCCTAGTGCAGCAACATATGATGCTGAAACTGGTGAGATGACCTTAACAATTGGTCAGCATGGTATTCGCCAAGGATCAAGTATTACTATTGCCAACTCTGGATTGAAGTTTACTTGTGGAATGGATGGTAATAGTTCTCAGAAAGATTATCCTCGTGCTACAGATCCTTATGGTGGAACTAAGTCTATTCCTGTTACCCATGTAGGACACACACATCATACTGCTACTGGTGCTGCTTACACACCTGCAACTGGTGTTATGGTTATTACTAGTGCATCTCATGGATTCTCTAATGGTGATTATATTCAGATTGTTGATGAATCTTTGACTATGAGATGTGGTCTGGATGGAAATACAACAGATCATGCATATCCTCGTAAAGGATTTGATTATCCAAGTGGAAGATGGTTGATCGTTTCTAACGTTGCTACTGATACTTTCCAAGTTAATGTTGGTATTTCTTCAGATACTTCTACTCACGTATTCAAATCTGCTAAAACAAAAGGCATCCGTAAGCAAAGTGGTGTAATTACAGTTAATGTTGGTGCATCACCAATTAAGGGATTTGATGTACAAGCTGCAACATATAACCCAACTTCGGGTGATATGGTTCTTACTATTGGTAATCACGGATTAACTACAGGTACTAATATTAAACTTGCTAAAGAGTCTCTTATCTTCACTTGCGATTACAATAGTGATGGTAATACAACTCAGAAGAAGTATCCTCGTTCAAGTAGCGACTATGTTTATAATATTCCTGTTGCCATTACTGCAACATCCTCTACCACAATTACTGTAAATGTTAATGGTGGACAAGGAGCAATTACTGATACAACAGTACATAACTTTGTTGGTACAGTTAATCAATACACACCAACAGCAATATCATATAACCCAACAACGGGTGTTATGACTGTGACTGCTAATGGTCATGGTATGGTTAATGGTGAACATATTAAGATTGCTGATAACTCACTTACATTTACTTGTGCTCATGATAGTGATGCTACTCAACACACATATCCTCGTGTAACTGATCCTGTAAGTAATAAGTGGATTCCTGTTTCTGGTGTAACTACAAATACATTTGATATTCAAGTTTTAGATTCAGTTCCTTCTACAAATATAACTGCACATAACTTTGTTTCTGCAACTACTAATTGTATTACAAGAGCAGTAGTTCAGACTGGTGGTGATTACTCACATACATTTGTATCTGCTGTTAGCAACTGTGTTTCTTATAGTCCAAATACCACACATACATTTGTAAGTGCTGGTTATGGATGTGTTAAGAAAATTCTTAACAGACATACATGGGTTTCTTCAGTAACTAATGGAGTTACAGTTCTTGATTACACAACTGCAGATTGTGCAGATGTTCAAAATACTGCTGAGAACTTAATGAATATCCTTACGGATACTCTAACTGCTGCAAATGCTGCTGTACCTACAGATTACTTGGGAACTTTAAGGAAAAACGAACCTCCATTTGAATTCCTTGGTGGTAAAGTAGATACTTATTTTGAAGTTCCGTTCCCAGTATCTTATCATGATGCTGCTACTGATATCATATACACAAATCAGATTGATGAGACTACTCTTGATAGATTCCGTGATGCTGCCAATTTACTACGTGCAAATTCTGGTCCTATTGTAGACAAAGCATCATTTGATATGCTTAATAGATATCCAGATCTTGCTCTAGAAATGCCTAGAAATACTGATGGATCTGGTAATGGTACATTACAATGTAAGACAGATTTAGCATTAATTCTTCAAGAGTTTATTAAAGATATTGAGGTTGGTGGTAACTTTAATACAATTAATGTTGCTAAGTTCTACCTTGGTACTAATGACGAGATACAACATATTCGTCTACAATTATTCCAGTCTGTATATGCTCATGAACGTCTTGGCGTTTACATGAAGCAAGCAATTACAGGTGATCTTGATTACACAAATACTGATGATATTATTGTTGGTGACTGGGGTATTACAAATGATGGTGGTGGATGTGCAAACGTCAAGACTGCTATTGATAACTTAATTACTGCTGTTAATGATCTTATTGCTCCTACATCTTTAGATTATGCTACTGCTGCTGATAGACTTTACTTTAACAGAAAGTATATCGCAGAAGAAATTACTGGACTTACTACTGCAGAATTTACATATCCTCTCAATAATGTTAACTATAGTGCCTTTAATTATCCTGATGGTGCTAATGGTGAAGCAACATGCCAGAGAGATTTAAGACTTATTATCTTAGGAATTATTTCCGACTTACAAACAGGTGGTACTAATAGTACAATTTCTGCAATTGAAAAATATCTTGATTCACAAGGACAAATATCTCAAGTAGAGACTGAACTTCTTGCTACATTATATTCTATCGATCAACTTAAGATTATGTGTCAGAGAGCTGTTAAGAACGTACTTTACGATCTTAATAGTGGACAGACTGATCCTAATTATGCTGCTCTTTATACAGACGAAACTGCATATAGAGACACTATAACTCCAACAAATATTCAAGTAGTGGTTGATAGGATTGGGGTTTTGGTTGATATTGCTGTTAATATTCTTGCTCCTGGAAAAGATGTTTCTAGAAGTGCTGCTAAGAATATTCTTTATAATAACAACTACTATAAAGAAGAGATTACAACTATTGTAAATACTCAGTTTGGTGCTGGTTCTTGGACATATAACACATTTATAGATGAGTTAGTTTTAGACCTTGTTCATGATATTATCACAACTGATGTAACAGATACTGCAATTGCATATAACGTTACTATTCAAGATGTTGTTGGTACATTTACCGTAGGTGAATTGATATTCGCTGATAATGGTGGAACTGCAAAAGTTCTAGAATTTAATCCTGAAAATAACTTCTTAGTTATTGGAAACTTTACTGGATCACCTTGGGGAATAGCAGATAGAATAGAGGGTTATACTTCTAGTGCTCAAGCAGTCGTTTCTACTGCTGCTGTAAGTGGTGCTTATGTTTGGTACAACACTCCTGGAAATGTTAAGACTCTTGCTACTGCTAGAAATATTACTTCTAATATTACTGGACAGATTTCTGGTACGAACTTATATACTAACCCAGAAAAACATACAATTAATTGGGTTGGTAGTGAATTAGTAATTACTGATGATGTGATTGCTTCTCCAGACTTTACAGTAACTGCTGAAAAATTAGCAGCATCTACAGTATCTGGTCTTCATGTTTTATACAGAGATTATAATCTAACAGCATTTGATACTTTTGATGATGAAAATATCAAGTGGGATGATACCACTAATAAATTTGATGAAGGTGCTATAAGTATTGATTCTGATACTCAGCAATTTACATTCTCTGTTTTTGTTAAAGGTGCTGAATATACATCAATTAGATTGAAGATAACTCTTGATGATGGTACTGCTGCTGAACAGAATGTATTCTTTGATTTAAATCTTGCTAACGGAACTACTGGATCTGTATTCACACCTCAGAATGGTATGACTGCTGATGCATATGGTGCTGTTCCTTATGGTGATGGATGGTATAGAGCATATATTACAACCACATTCTCCTTTGGTTTCACCTCAGCGAGAACTAAGGTTCAGGTTAATAATGCAACAGGACAACAATCTTACGTAGGTAATGGTACTGATGGATTGTATGTTTGGGGTTCTAAACTCAATAAAAATGTTTTAGATCCTTACACTTCTGGTATCAATAAAGTATTCTATGCTGATTCTGAGTACAACATTAAGACATACGCACTTAATCTTCTTGAAGAATATACAATTAAATCACTTGATAATACTCTAACTTCACCTTCTACAAATTCAAGTTTCTATAAATTCTTTGATTCTGCAGTAGCAGGAAAATATGATAAAGATTCTATTAGTAGAATTGTTCGTTATCTACTTGATATTATTAGAAAACAGTTAGCAATTGATACAACTTATACAACTATAACAACTAATACCAATCTTACTGTTCCAGCTAAGACATATGGAACTAGATCTATAACAACTGGTGTAGGTGGTGGACTTGCTTCTGCTGATTTCATATATGGTCTTCAAAGTAACAACTATGCAGAATTAGAAAAAATAACTCTTAATGAAGGTGAGATAGTTAAGATCTATCAAAGATTCCGTATTGATGGTGACATCACAGATGGTCCTTTCACCATGAATGAAGTAGTTACTAAGCAAGGTAACGCATCAATTACTGGTAAGGTTTATGGATTCTGGCAAGATGCCAACTATAAGTATCTTGATGTAGAGGTTACTGCTGGTCCTTGGGCAATTACTGATACCGTTGTTGGTGCAAGTAATTCTACAACTGCTCAGATTAGTGCTATTGAAGATCGCATACAAATTGTTGATCTTAAGGGTACATTTACTAATGATATTCCATTCAGAGGATATACAAGTGGTGCTACTGCATTACCTACAGGATTCCTGAAGGCAGAGGCAGCAATCCTTGATAATACTGGTGGTACTCTAACAGTTGATACTGAAACTCTTGCGGGTACATTTGAGACAACTGCAGTTGTTTATCCTTCAGAATCTAGGAAGTATCTTGATGTTATTAAATATGCTGGTCTTGATGTTTCTGTTGGTGATCAAATCGCTTCTGCAGGTAATGTAAGACTTGGTTTAACTATCATTAGTGGTCTAAATGTCTTTACTGTTGGTAACAGACTTTATAAGATTACTGGTGGTGTACAAGATTTGAATACTTACGCTATCATTTCTGAAGTTGATATTGCTAATAACTTCATTTACGTAGTTGAATATCAGGGTACACTTACTAACGGTGATACAGTTGGTGATTATGGAAATACATCCTTCCCAGTTGGTTATGCAACTATCGCAACTAAGGTTTCAACTGCGGGTGCTGCTGCTGCTCGTGTACAAGATATACGTACCATAGGTGTTAATAAGAGATTATATCTAAGTGGTGTTGCTGGAACATTTGATCTTAAGGATGGTGTTATTGGACCTGATGGTTACAAGTCAGTTATATCTGCTCAGGTAGATCTTAAGGCACGTGTTAAGCGTTCCTTCAAAGGATTTGATGGCACTACAACATCATTTAAACTATCACAACAAAATGGTACTCAGTATCTTCCAGATCCCGCAGGACATTTGATGGTATTCGTTAATGGTATTCTACAACCTCCAGGTGCTTCTAACGCATACACAGCGTTCTCAGACACTATACAGTTTACAGAGGCACCAGATCTAGGAGCATCCTTCACAGGATTCTACGTAGGTAAGTTGAGACAGTTAGATGATATTTCATTCGAGTTTGACTCCTTACGTCAGTCATTTAACCTCAAGCGTAACGAAGTATTCTACTCACTAACGCTAACTGACGGTGTTCAGTCATCCACAATACGTCCAGAAAACAATATCATCGTTTCTCTAAATGGTGTTATTCAGGAACCAGGCGTAGGTTTCGAGATTGTTGGTTCTAGAATTATCTTCTCTGAGATTCCTCGTGTGGGATCCACATTCGTAGCATTCTCTTATGTTGGTTCTGAAGCAGACGTTGATGCTGCTGAAGTTGTACCTCCAATTGAACCTGGTGACTTTATTGCAATTCAAGGTGAGACTTCAGACAGAGAAGTTGCTGTTATTGAATCTTCAAACTCATTAATCACATTTGATTATCTTGGATCTGTATTCGGGCAAGATGCAAAAGCACAAGCAGCGATTACTTCTGGATTCATTAGTGATGTACAAATCACTTCTGGTGGTTCTGGATATACTTCTAGACCAACCGTAAGGATTGACTCTATATCTGGTTTTGAGGGTTCTATTCGTGCTCTAGTTGGTGTTGCTGGAGTTGAATTGAGTAATGCTGGTACAGGATATAAGAACCCTGACGTAGTGGTTGAGACTGTAGTTCCAGATGATTGGACTGCACCTGATCTTAGCCTATACGGTGAAGAGTTAATAGATCCTGAAGTCTTACCGTAATAACACCATAAATAACTAAAAATCGTAGCAACTAATGGCTAAGCAAGCTCTAAATTTAGGTTCAACAGCTAACGACAACACAGGGGATACTCTGCGAGGTGGTGGCGATAAAATTAATGATAATTTTAATGAACTCTATACTGCAATCGGCAACGGTTCTAGTTTGACTGTTAGTGTTACTAACCCTGCTGTTGGTCAAGTATTGCGTTATAATGGATCAACTTTCTTACCGTCTGATTATACTAATTTGACGGCAGGATTGGATGTTAATGGTAATTCTATTGTTTCAAGTTCTAATGGAAATATAGTTATTGCACCGAATGGAACAGGTAATGTAACTATTTCTAATGGTACTACAACTAGCACATTTAATGGTACAGATAATACCATTGATATGCCGACCAAAGTTAAATATAAAAACGAATATTCCGCATTAGGATCCGCACCTACTGCAGCAACATATACAGGTTATTTTTTCACAGTTGATGGTGATGATAATCCATATGTAAACATTAATATTACTGCTGGTGGTGCTGGAGATGTAAGAGCAAAACTAGCAACTCAGTATTCTAGTATTGATCTTTTAGCAGACGTTGATACAACAACTGCTGCACCTACAAACAATCAAGTTTTAAAATGGAGTTCTACTTCTAGTAAGTGGGTTCCTGCTGCTGATGATTCGGGTATATCATCAATTAATTTATTCTCTACAGTTGCATCTGATGCAGGATCAACAACTGCAAATAGTCAATCTGATACATTAACTATTGCTGGTGGAACGAATATTAGTACTGCTATTACTGGTGATACAGTAACAGTTAACTTTGATGGAACAATAACGACAACATTTGCTGCTCTAACAGATACAGATGTTACTGGTATTACTCAAGGTGATTCGTTATTCTTTAATGGAACAAATTGGTCTATAGTACGTAGTCCAATTACTTGGTGGGAAATTAATGCTAATGGATCGTCTGATTATACCTTTAACGGACCAGGATTTTCTGCAGCAACAAATGACCCAACCATTTATGTACATAGGGGATTTACTTATGCTTTTGATAATTCTGTTCAGGGTGGTGCTCATCCTTTCAGGATTCAAAGCACTCAAGGTTTAAGTGGTACTCCTTATACAACTGGACAAAGTGGTAGTGGAACTACAGTTCTTTATTGGACTGTCCCTATGGATGCTCCGACCACTCTTTATTATCAATGCACACTCCATGCTGCGATGCAAGGAACAATTAACGTAGTAGCATAATAGATGACAAGGACAGTACCTGGAACTGGAGCTCTAATCGAACCAATTTTCGATGAAATATTTGGTGTAAGGGCAGTTAAAGTAAAAAATGGGGGTTCTGGATATGACCCTGCTGATCCTCCACGTCTAACAATAACTGGATGTGGTACTCCTGATGAAGCCGCACTTCTTTATCCTATTATCGATACAGATTCGGGAAAGATTATACACGTTCGTGTTTTGAATAGAGGTAAGGGATATGATCCTTTAAGACTTCAAATAATTCCAGAGCAAGAAACTCCTAATGTAGTTAATTCTTTTGATATTAAAAGAATTTGGCAGACACATCCAAATAGTCCTACTACAGCAACGTTTGATGGCACAACTGATAGACTAAGAATAGTATCTGATAATGATCCTAAACCAACTGTTATTGATACAGAAAGAGTTCCTGGTGGTGGTCCATTAACTGATAGAACTTTTAATCAACAATTTGTATACAGAGGCGGTAAAGACGTTCCTAATCCTGGTACTAGAGAAGCACAACCAGATAAGGTTATGGGTATTATGGCAAACGGAGGTTTGCTGCATACTCCAGAATGGGGGCAAGATGGAAGTCCACCTCCAGGATTTGCTATTGATAGTGTAAAGTATCCTTATATTAAAAATAATACTTCAGCAGATGCTGTAATAGAAAGTGGTAATTATTATTATCAGTCAAGTAGACTTATAAGTGAGTGGGATGATACTAATGGTGTATTTGAATGGGGTAAGTTAAAGCAGTTTACTTGGAATGTAAAAGTTGAATTTGATAATATAATGCTTGATGTTACTGGTGTTGATGAGACATTAGGGCAAATTGAAGTTGGTAGAATAGTTGATGAGATATCTGGTACTGGTAAAGGTGAAGTTACTAAAGTTGTTAGAAATGGATTAGGTGTAGTTACAAGAGTATACTTAAGACAAACTACAGGTAGTTTTGCAGAAAATGATCTCTTTTTGGGATCGACAGGATTTAGTTTTAAGGTATCTCAAACACCAACTCTCCTAACAAACGGTATTTTTTATATTGATTTTGGTACAGATTCTACAGAATTTGGTCCATTCGTATCAGGACAATATTACTTTGCACCACAAGATATTAAGGTTCAAAGAAATTATTTAATTATTTGGAATCAGTCAGATAGTACTAATGGTGTAACTGGTACTCATCCTAATGGGCATCCTATGCAGTTTAGTACAACTGCTGATGGTTTATTAAATGGTGGTACTCTTTACTATGATAGTACTGGTGTAACAGAAGCACCTTCTACTGACTATGAGAATGAATTCCAACCGTTATTCATAATGAATGCGGATGAGAGTAATCGCATTTATTATTACTGTAAGTATCACAGATACATGTCTGGATACGCTGGAGATGAAGGATATATTAGTTTTGATTCAACGATTGATAATGATCCTCCAGTTAATGATTATTATGTTACTGGTTATTATCAGAGTGATGCAAATGATCCTGCTACCATAGATTATTCTAGACATACAGATGGACATTCTAAAATTTTAGGTATGTCCTATGATGGGTATCCAATTTATGGACCTTATGGATATAATTCTAGTGGTACTGCTGCTAGAGAGGTATCTGGATTTAGATTAAAGAGTGGTGTTGAGATCGATGGTTCTAGACCAACTGCAATTACTGCTGGAAATGTAACTTATGTCGTAACTGTTTCTAATGGTAAGTTTTTATATGATGGATCTACTCCTTCATTTTTAGAATTAAAAAGAGGTAAGACATATATCTTCCAACAAAATGATGCTAGTAATCTTAGTCAACAATTATTGATAGGTAATATTGAAGATGGATGGCATGGTGCTGATCCTGTAATTATTGGTGATACATCAAAACTCTGGACACAGGGAGTAAAGTATTATATTGGAGGTTCTGAAGTAACTTATACCTCATATTTAAGTGGATTTAATGGTGCAGCACAAAGAGAGATTAGATTTACAGTTCCTGTAAATGCCCCTCCTGCACTTTATACATTTGCTTATACTACTTCTGAGCATGGAGTTAGAACAGTCCAAGATGGATATGTTATGGGTGATTTGGTACAAGATTATATTTGGGATACAGCAGTTTCTAATCGTACTCTTGATGCATTTAATGGTAAGTTTGATGTAACTCCAGAATATCCTAATGGAACATATGCATATTATATGACAGAGGATGGTACTGGTGCTCCTGCTTTCCCATATGCAGTTGGTCCTAGATTTTATGGTTCTCCTATATTTGAAGGAGACACATTACCTGCCCCTGTTACAGTATTCCCTGCAGGTGCAGAGGGAGATGTTGTATTAAAAACTGATGGAACTGGAGCAGTAAATTACATCAAAATGTCCCAAAAGGGTGATAACTATTTTGGTTCTGCTCAAGCAAAAATTCTTGGTGGTGAAGGTAGTGGTGCATTAGGAACTCCTACTGTTCAAACAATTACTGGTCTTTCTTTACTTGCTACTGGTAGAAGTTATGCAACTCCTCCAACACTAATATTTGAAGGTGGTGGTGGACAAGGTGCTCAAGGTGCTGCTGAAGTTGATACTCTCGGTAAGGTTACAAATATTGCTATTGTAGATAGCGGTGAATTCTATCAGGAACCTCCTTATATTTTAATTACTGGTGGAGGTGGTATTGGTGCTAAAGCAACTGCTCAAGTTGCTCAGGGTGCTGTTACTGGAATTACTATTACTGATCCAGGTAGCGGTTATACTCAAGCACCAAATATTGTCTTTACAAAATTAGTACAATTAAAACGTAAGACAAGAGCAAGACAGGCATTTAACTCAGTACCAAACTTCTTAACTGGTCTTGTTAAGGATGTTACTGCAAACGATTCAAACATATATGTTGACTCTACAGATGCTTATCCAGGATCAGGAACTATAATTGTTAATAAAGAGACTATTACTTACACTTCTAAATCTGCAGGTAAATTCTCAGGTTTAACTAGAGGTGTAAACTTCAATTACGATCAGAGAGTTATTCTTGATACTGGACAGAATGCATCTGATGGTACTTCAAACTATAAGTTTAATGTTGGTGACCGTGTTATTAGAAAGGTTGAAAATGCTAGTAATAAGGTTGCTAAGGTATATGACTGGGATTCTGCTACTAGAGCACTTCTAGTAACATTTGAGGTTGATGAGTTAGCATTTATTGATGGTGGTATTCCATCTACAGAAGATGCTATTGTACAGTTTGATGCTGGTGTTGCAGCTTCTGCTCCTGCAGGATTTGATCCTCATGTTCTTGTAGATGCTGTAGGAACTAATATCGTTACCTTAACATCTCCAATCTCATCTGTACAAGATAAGGATTTTCAAGATATTGCTGAAAATGATGGTGCTGGAGATGGAATTCCAGATTTGGTAAATACTGGTACAGATTTTCTTAATCAAATTAGTCTTGATGGTGGTATTTTCAATTCCTTATATGGTATTGAAGAGACATTAGGTGGTACAAACACAACCTTATTCCAAGTTGGAGATAATATTAAGGATGCAGATATACCATTTAAGTATGCAACCGTTATTGAAGCGGGTGGATTGAGTGCAGGTGTAGGACATACTGCTCTTGTTGATCTCTATCTTGATCCAAATGTATCTAATGGACTAAACTTTGGTGTTGATGAAATTGTTACTGGTGCTACTTCTGGTGTCAGAGGAACTTGTGTTTCATGGAATCCAGTAACATCAGTATTGACATTAAAAGATATTGTTCCATATAACACAGGCAATATTAATGTTGGTATTGCTGGTTATTTGTATGAATTCTCACACGATAGTACAATAACTGATTTTGTTATTCAAGATGCAGGAGTAAACTATACTGCTGCTCCAACAGTCGCAATTGAAAATACTGGAGATATACAAGCAACAGGAACCGCAGTTTTAACTACTGCTGGAGACCAAGTTGGTTCTATCACTATTAGTAATGGTGGATATGGTATACAACAGACGATTGATGGGTCATATCAAACTCATCCAACAATAACTTTCACAAATGCTGCTGGTGATACCACGGGAAGTGGTGCTAAAGCACAAGCAGTTTTAGGTGGAGAAACAGTAAATGGTAATGCAGGTGCTCAATATCGAATAAAGAGTATTGTTTATCAAACAACTGTTCGCTCGTAACCTTCATAAATAAACAAGAGGACAATAGTCACTAGGACATGGCAGCTCTATTAACAGATCAATTTAGGATTTTTTCAGCAAAAAAATTCATTAAGGCACTTGAAGGTCCAGATGCGACTCAATCCGATACGGCTGCTGGTGCCAATCGTGATAGGGTG